GTGCTATAACAATGTTGTTGCGGTAGTGGATGTTGTTGAGAATCATGAGGGGATCGGACTCAGGCTTCTCGCACATGAAAACCAACTGCCGGACTTTCAGAAGGGTGCTGTGGGCAAGCCACCCCAGGTTGTAGTTGTTCTTCGCAGCGGCCGCCCAGAAGTCGTCCAGCTCGAGCTCGACTTCGAAACTCTTACTCCCGAGGTCGTCCTTTTCCGTGACCACTTCAGTCAAATCAAACTTCCATGCATCTACACAGAACGTCTCGCGCGTCTTCTGCCGCGTGATTTTGCACCCGGCATCTTCATCGAACGTCTCGGGGTCTATCGGGATCTCCTGGCTCACCGATATCCTGACGTCGAACGGGCAGCCGTCGTAAATGAAATCGTAGTCGGTGAGCTTCACTTTTTGCATACACGTGCGACTTGCATCCTTATTTACAGTTAACCGAGTATTGCCTTGATAGTAATCAGTCGACACCTGCTTGGTGTGAGCATCCCAGTCTGCGAAGGATCGGAGGCTGTCCCTAACCTTCTTGAAATTCACCTCAGAAACGTCGGGATCGAAGTGGCCTTTGCGGATCTCCTCGTCCTCTATAAACCCCAGGCGGATCTCGATCTCAATCTGGTCGGAGAGACCGCGCGGAAGGTCCTTGAAAATATTCACTAACTCAATAACAGCTGGCATCAAATCGGGATCGGAATCCATATTTGATAGTGTTGTAATTCTCGTTACTATATTAGGGCCTCAGTCTTTAAGACGTTTAATTATTGCAGTTTCCGTTTACAAACCCTGCGGTGTCTGGAGCTTGGTGAGGTTCGACAGCAGCATCAGCTGACCGTTGGGGTCGTACTTAATGGGCTCGTCGGCGCGGAGGTCGGACTTGGCAGTGGCGTTAGGAGGGCTCATTACAGTGTTCCTGGACGGATCACCCTTGGGCAGAAGACTGGCGAGGAACTGAGCATCGCCACCGGCAACGGAGTTCTCGAAGTTCTTCTCCCAGTCGTGGCGCTGCACGTCACCGCCGCCCACTGGGTGGAACGGGTCGTCGGTGCCCATGAAGCCCGACATTGCTCTGTCGTCGGTGCGCAGTGGCGTGTTCTTGCGGCTCTCTACCACCATCTCCGAAAAGCTTGGGCATCCGGCGCTCTGCTGGTTCATCGTTCTGGGGGGGACGGTCGCCTCCTGACCGAATGGCTCAAGGCCGGACAGAGTGCTTGGGCCGGTCTGCATAATCCGGGGTACGTCGGGGAGTGAGCCCATCGGGTTTTTGATGGCCGTGGTGATCTTCTCTTCGGCGATCTGGGCGATCTTGCGGAAAGGCTTCTTCGACAGGATCTTCGTCGGCGACCCGGAAGAGCACAAGCACATCGTAAAAAATGCAACCAAGGCTGCTATGATAATGAGGTTACGGTTGGTAAGCTTCATGTTGTACTTTTAGACGTAGGAAATATTTTAATTCTCAGAACAAAACTATCCTTGGCTTGTTTACATGTCATCGCAATACTCGGACTCGGACTCGGAATCCGAATCGGACTCGTCGATGATGCACTGGGGCTGCTGGACGATCTTGGCAGCCTTGACTGTGAAGGTTCTGACCTCCCATTGTGGCCATGCTTGGGACTTGTATACATTGATCTGACGGCAGCGCACGATAGAGACGATGCGGGAGCCTTGTGCCATCACCTCGGGAACGTCAATTTCAGCGTTGTCTTTACCAACCACGCGAACTTTGATATCGCCCGTTTTGCACCGCGGCCAGTACAATTTCATATTGTTCTTGGGTGAAATACTCGGCTTGTAAAGTTCCCGGATGGCTTCGTCCGATACCGTCTTTCCCCAGATGTCGACCGAAACGGCCTCGAGCTGCTGTACTACCCAGTCGTCAAAGCTGGCCATCCACGATTTGAAGGCCTCCCCTTTGCGGTCGCTTACAACCTTGAGGTAGGAGTTACGGACAGACGTGTCGCTGAGATCGACGTCCTCTACAAAGCACAGTCTTGGGGTCTGAAACTCGGTGCCCAATGACACCGGCAGGATCTTCTTCCCCTTGCCGTCTTTGGGGGCACCCGAAGCGAAGGCCTCGGAGCTCTCCTCGAAAGTGGAAAAGTTTCTGGTAATACTAGTCATGATCTGGTTTTGGTAGTAGACTTGATTATAATCATCCATCCAAGACGCAAACTTCGTTCACGCACCACGCAGAGCCGTATTGGTTTCGGGTGAGCCACACAAACGGGGCGTGCACCTTCAGTATGACCCGCTGACCCGGGCGAGCGTTTTCCGCGGCCCAGATGCGCGATTCACCGGCGGCCGAACAATACCACCGCGTGTATCCTTTAATCTTGAATACGCACTTCTCGGCGCCGATGTCCATGGACTTGTGGCTCCTTTTGGGGTTCTGATCCTGATACCAATCCTGATTGTGCTCGTGCACCGTTCTGAAGAAAGCTGCCAGCGACTCCGGGAGGCTGGAAGGGCACACAAACAGCTCCTTATCGTTCACATCTAAGAGAACCAGGGCTGGCGTCTGGAGCTCGAGTGGGCCCGAATTGAGCGTTATCCTGCTCTGTCTGCCAAGCGGCGTAGACACTGGTTGAGAATACTCCATTGTCTTAATGGAGTGTGTTGGGGGTATTCCTTAACACTATGCTGCCCTTGCTACTGGCGTTGATAGGGTTGCCGATAGGAACGGCCAGCGTGGAGGCCGCGTGGTAGTAGTGCTTGTAATCCTTTAGACCCAGAAGGATGTGCTCCGTAGCCAGGGTGACAAAGCGCGCATTGATATTCTCGAGATCCCGTCTGAGGTCGTTGCTCTGGATGAAATTGTCGTACACCCTAACCATTACACCCAGCATCGCCGCTTGGGCCTGGCTAGCCACGGTCATCTTAGCCTTTTGACTGACCCGCGCCACGACCTGCTGGTCCAGGAAACGGTAATTGGCCTGATGGAAAAATACCTGCAAAAGCGGACTTGATACGTCTTTTTTGAGGTTCTGCACCCATTTCAGTGTATCCATATTAAAGAGTTTATTATTAGTATATAATATATATATACTACCGAATGAACATTCACCGGTTAAAGAAGGTTCTTCACCACAAGGATGGGCGGTCTACGATCCTCGAGAGGCACACCCTGAAGATGGAAGAATTCGCACCCGTCCGGGAATCTATTAGGGAGAAGGAAATCCTACTTCGGAGAGCCGAGGAACTAGCCTCCGTGTCGAAGGATCAGGCCCAAATCGGGGATCTGAAGACAAAGGCACAGGCGCTTCGGCAAGAGCTCGCCGTTCTCCGCACCAATAGCAGCGAGGTGGAATACTTGCTGAAAGCTTCGCCGTACCTTTGTCCGAGGGGGAGTGGCGGCGAAGACCTGCCCGGCGCCCAGACCGCCTCGAACGGTATTGGCAAGTTCCTAGAAAGGACGGGCTCTGTCAATAAGGGAGAGACCTACACTAAGTACATGGAGAAATGTCACAGCGTCTACGACTACCGCCACGCAGGTGTGGAGCCAACAAGCGAGTCCGGCAGGTGTCCCGACTGCGATAACGAGATGCATTACGAGCAGAAGGCGGCCGAACTTGTCTGTGCGGAGTGCGGCAGGACGATAGACTTCCAAGACAACGCCCTCACCGGAGAGTTCAGGGACGACATCCAGATATTGTCTCCCTTTGCCTACAAAAGAATGACTCACCTCAAAGAGTACCTCTGCCAGATACAAGCCAAGGAGACTACGGACATTCCGCAAGACGTCATCGAGCTCATGAAAAAAGAAATCAAGAAAGAAAGAATCACAGACCCAGACGAGATCACCCCACGGAGGGTTCGCGGGTACCTGAAGAAGCTGCATATGAACAAGTTCTACGACCACGTAAACTCCATCATTGTCCTAATAACTGGAACCAGCGCCCTGAAGCTGTCGTCGGAGCTCGAGTGTACGTTCATAGAAATGTTCCAAGTGATCCAGGCGCCCTTCGAAAAACATTGCCCCCCCGAGCGAAAAAATTTCCTGAGCTACAGTTACACCCTACACAAGATGTGCCTAATCATAGGACAGGAGCGCCTCTGCGACTACTTCCCACTCCTGAAGTCGAGGGAGAAGAATTACGCCCAGGATTGCATCTGGAAAAAAATATGCGAGCAGCTCGGATGGCCATTTCACCCGAGCGTGTAATTAAAGACAAGGCTCTTGCGTAAGTCAACATGGCTACCTTCATCCCCGACAAAGACACTCTCTTGCAGAAGAATGCGAATCCGTACATCGTGGTAGAAGACCAAAAGTATGCCACCATCAGCATCATTGGTCCAGATATGCCTCAAAAGCACGAGCACATGCAGTTCATGCTCAGGGGAAACTTCCCGAGTCAGACAGAGGCCCAGGCGCACGCACTAGGGGTGAACGACCCAAAGTTTGGTGTGTACACAGTTGAACAGTACTGCTGGCTCTTCATCCCACCCAGTGACGACATGCTCAAATCGCAGGAGTACCACGACCAAGTACTGTACGCACTGCTTTCGACTTACCTCGCGGAGCAGGACGAAAACACCGCGCGCCACAACGAGCGGATACTGGCAAGCAAGGCCAGTGCCGCCAAGAAAGTAGCCGAGGCCAAGAAAGTAGCCGAGGGTTTCGAAGAAGCAAAGGGTGAGCCCGTGGATGACGCCACCGAGCCCACGGATGAGCTTGTGGCCGAACCGAGGGGAGACGACGCCGAAGCGGTGACTGAAGCATTCAACCCGACCGAGAATCCCTACACGACCCTTGGAGCTGCGGCGAAACTGCCGGACCAGCGGTATGCGGTCATCACCATCGCGTCGGTGGTGCGGTCGCAGGTTGCGGTGAAGATATATGCCGCATTCCCCACCGAAGACGAGGCAAAGGAACACTCAATGCGCGTGCGTGCCGACGACCCGTCGTGGAACGTGCACGTCGTGGAGATGTACAAATGGCTTCCGCTGCCGCCCGATCTGAGCAAGATAAACCAATCTTATTACCAGGACGAGGGGCTTGACACGTTCATCCAGGCGAACAACTCGGCCCGTGAGGAGACCCAGAAAATCAAGAAGTCAAATGGGCTCCTTTAGACGTGAGTTCTCTCGAAGAGCATGGTGTAAACAGAGGCAGCCTTCACCTGCCCAGGGTCGCTGACCTCCGTACACTCCTCGTCGTTGAGGCAGAAACAGCCTTGCTTGCTGAAAATGTATGAGTAGTAGTGCCCGGACTCGGTGTTCGGGCCCTCGTGGCACCCTAAGGCTCTGAGCGCAAAGGTTTTTCCTACGTTGTCGTCTCTGAACTCGAGGCTTGTTTCGAGTTCGCCCAAACCCTTGTATGGAAATTGCATCACCAATATCTTGGGCAGTTTCCATATCAGGCACTTCTTCCTGCACCGGGTGCGGCGTTTGCATCCGCTGCACTCGTATCCGTCTATGTACTCAGTCGTCGTCGTAGCTCGGGAGATGCCGGCCCAGAGACCATCTGACAGGTCAAGTACGGCCAAGCTGTTGAACAGCGTGAAGTTGTTCTTCTCGAGGTGGCAGCTCTTACATGTTATCACTTCGCGGAATTGACCGTAGAAGGGTCGCGTCTCTTGGCACAATTCACGTGAGCTGCACTTCCACGCCCAGGAGCCGTAGGCGCGCAACGCCTTGTTTGGTCTGCCCGACGGACTTGTGGGCTGGATTGGCGGCGGTGGAGCTGCCTCGGGCTTCAGCGCGGCCTCTATGATGTCGATTATCCGGAGAATGCACTCGTTGGTGTCCTGCTGCTCCAATGTGCTGTACTGACTGTAGAGCCTCCCTAGGTAGTTTTTCAACTTCTGAGGGTTCCGGACGTGGTGGGAGATTCTCTGAAACGATAGGTACTCCTTGAGGAACAAGCCACAATCCGTGTCAACCGACCGAGGTATACGCAAGCTCATCAAAGAATCTTGTAGAATAGTGCATGACGACAATATCTGCAGCGCCGTGTTGAGGAAGCAGGTGTTGCCCAGATTCACCAGACCAGTGGGGCGATCCATCTATTGGGATGTTATGTGTGCGTTCCTTAAATTGGTGGAAACGCGTTCATATCATATCTTGCTCATCTTTGCGGGGACGATCGGCTGGTCGGGCTTTGCGACCACGCGGAACATGTCTGAGCAGCGGTGTGCCTCTGGGATCTGGTGCCGCAGACAGTGCGACTTGCAGCACCATTTACAGTCGAAGCTGAGAGTCTTGAGCTTCTTCTTGCAGTTTTCGGCCGCGCAGGTCAAGCCCATGGTGGTTGGTGTAATTGGTAGTGATGTATATATTTTTCGCGATGCCCAAATGAGGAAGTTTTTGTATTTCTAATGACGGTTAGAAATGTAATAAGATATAAACTTTGGAGAAGAGAATGCAATATAATACAAACATCAATCATGGTTTCATCGGCATCTACCTACGCCCGGCACAAGTTGCGGATCGAGAAAACGGAGGCCCGGCTCAGGGCGGAGTTCAAAGTCAAGGACGAGAAATACGCCACTTTCAGAGAGTGCGACCACAATTTCTCACAGAAGGACACCTACAGCAGGTTTATCGCCCTCGAAGAGTACCCCAAGGCCGTAGCCCTGATGGGGAAGCACATTTTCATCCGCAAGGCCAAGACCAGCGGCCGCGAGTGGCCGCCCGATCCGAAAGCCCGCGCAGAAGCCATGTACGCCTACATCACTGAGTGCCGCAAGGAGATGTCACAGGAGTGGACATCCGAACACAATTTGAAGAAGCCGCTCGTGGCTCCTCTGCGAGAGAGTCTCCTGAAGCCCGTGACACGCGTCAAAGCGGATCTGAGCATCCTCTGCGACCTGCGACACAAGGACGGCATGAACTTTGAGCCGCTGCTGCGGTTGGGGCGCAAAGACAAGGTGGTGAAGATACTGCTACACCACCAAGCGCTCAAGCACGCCGAGTTCGTGGAGGTCAGCCTTGACCAGATTGAGGAGTGGAAGAAGCAGCCCGAGACCATCACCGACCCCGACGCGTTCATTCAGATGGCATACCGCGCAGTCGCCGAGTTCGAGAAGCCAAAAATGGCCTACCGCCAAGCAATGCGAGAGGAGCGGTACGACGACGCCCTCGTTATCAGAAGGCAGTGTTGCTACATGAGGCTGCTCGGGATTTTCAACAGCCTGAAAATGGCGGATTCCACAGATATAGAGAAATGGGCACGCAACGCAGAGAAGGGCGTTCTCAACAAGTCGGTGGAGGCGGCAGTCGCCGACCGGTGCCCGCGGAATTGGTCGTGCAAAATGTTCCGGACCATCCAAACAATGGCCTACATGAAAGTGGTGGCAAACCTGGTTACCACCCCAAACCGCCATGGCGTCATCACCCGGCTCGAGAACGGAACGATAAAGCCGCAGGACATCGCGTTCATGACCTACGAGGAGCTCGACCCAGTGGCCGCAGAGGACCTCCGCAAGTTCAGAGAGTGGCAGTCACAGAGCCGCAAGGTCAACCTGGACGACTACAGCGACGGTATGTACGCGTGCCCCAAGTGCAAGTGCAAGAAAACGGACTTCACCGAGCGCCAGACGAGGTCCGCCGACGAGCCTATGACCGTATTCCTCTTCTGCCTCGGCTGCAACCAGCGCTGGAGGATGTAAATTTCAATTCTATAGAGGCAAAACGCCCCTCTTCGCAAGTCTCTTGGCGAGCGCGCCATTCTCTTTGATCATACGGCCCGTTTCGGGGTTGCGCACCCGCGGGGTGGTGACCACAACCCCCTGCAACTCGGCATACTCGGCATACTCGCCGCCCGATGAGGCCCCCTTCCTCGGGAGCTCAATTTCCGCCAAGTAGACCGAACATGCGCGCATGACGGAGCACAACGTGTCTGCGGTGTATCGTAAAATTATAATAGTAGAATTCATTTCCATTTGAGCAACCCGCGTACTCGGGTCTGCTGAAATGCAAATAAGGTTAATTGTCCCCTAAACAGCAATATGAAGTATCTACTACTAGTGTTGCTCGTTGCCGGGGCGCGGGCGCTGGTCCCGGGCTTCCAACGGTGTCCGCGCCTGAAGGCTCACGGTGATGACGACTCGACACTTATCCCCATCCAAGCAGAGGCGGCCCGGTCGCTAATGGCATCGTGGTGCGTCACGATGCTAGAGCGCCAAGGAGTGTACCCCCAGTGCGCGTTCACCTCGTGCTACGACGCCATCCAGGTCATAGGGAACCCAAAGGGTATTGCGTCGCCGACAGACCCGTTTCTGGTATTTGGGTACACTCACAAAATAGAGGCCATCGATTCCGTACTTATATCCCACGTACTCATGTGTGTGCTCAACACAGACAAACAGGTTCTCTACACGTACGGCATTGTCGAAAACCCTGACAACATCGACTACCAGAAAAGCGTGGTCCCCATGATCGAGGAGCTGACCGTCTCGGCTATGATAACGAATTGCACCGTCGAAATACAGCCTCTAATCAAGTGGGCATACGGCGTGTACCACTTTGCCCTCACTAGGAATCTATAGCGGCGTCGGCACAGCGATGGACGACTCGTACCACTGTTTGACAGCCTCCCGCATCGCCCTGATTTTCTTGATGTCTCCCGAGTGGATGTAACGGCCTACATCCTTCTTGCCGTCTATAGTCAGCTCTCCCTTCCACATGCCTATCCAAGTCTTGTTCTTGCCGGAGGCGCAGACAGTCGTGCTCAGGAACTTCGAGACATCGTCATTGGTGAAAACGTACCCGTCGACTGGCGAACACGAGAGAACACTGCTCACAGCCACCATGTCTCTGACCAAACGGCCCTTTCCTTCAATTTCGATGCTTTTCAACACGGCCACAGTGTCCGTAATATTCTTCTCGAGCTTGGCGACCGGGTAACCTTCTGAAGAGAGGCGCTCTTTCTCGACCAGGGCAAAGTACTTGTCCAGCATCTGCGTTCCCCCCTCCGTGTGTTCCAGACCATCTACCTTGTCGCTGTAAACGTTCAGAGCGAGAATGGCAAGTTTTTCCAGAGCGGTGTTTCGCTTGGCTTTGTTCTCACCGCCGTCGGGCAGATTTCCAGTGTGCTTCTGCTTCATAGCCTTGAGCATGGTGGTCACAGGAGAGTTCGGGATCGCATTGATTTGCTCACCTACAGATAGGCTCAGCTGCTTGTTAGTTCTGCAGAAGAGTTCAGACTTCTCCGTTGGGGTCAGGTCAGTGTACTCAACAATCGTGATCTCGGAGTTCATAAACCGTTTACGCCAGGTGGCGTTCATGATCATGGAGTTCTTGCTCAGGGTGCACTTTTTCTTCGGGGCGGTGTACCAAATCTTAACGGGGGCTTTGTCTGTGAATTTCAGCTCAACACCGAAATCACCCGCCTTGAATCCACTGAGCGCATGGTCACGATGACCTCCGTCGTGGATCTCCACCGACTCGTCGTTGGTGTCTTTCAGAAGGATGAACGGAGTGGTCGCCTTCCCCTCCAGAACGGACTCGATGTATTCGGGATACCACTCCGGTTTCCAGGTGGTGGGATCCCTCTGGTCGGCCGAAAGCCTCTTCTCGTTCTCACCAGTCAGACCGACCAAATAGGAGACAGATGTGGTTTTTGCCTTCCGCTTTCCCTGCAGATTGAACTCAAGAGACCACTTCTCGGGCATGATGGGATTCGACGAGGGGGGCATTGTTTTGTTTGTTTTTGCAAGTTTGTAAGTTTGTACTTTGGTACTATACTTAGAAGCTCAACTTTAAACTACAATTTTTTGTTGATTAAATGAAATAATGTACGTATCATCCATGCGCATTTTCACACTTCAAAATCCGGGTCGCCCTCCTGCGGGGGTGGATCCAGCAGGCGCTGCACCTTTGCGTTCAGCAGATTGACCTTCTCAAGGGAGCAATCCCCCGATATCTTCAGGGCGACACAACTATCGAGTAGTTTGGTGGCCCATTTGATATCCCGCCCACGTTCCGTGATGGCCTCCGTAACGGGGCAGGTGAAGTTGATGTTTTGGCACTTGAGATCGCCAATGATGCTCACGGCGTCGTCTTCGCTGATGAGGTCGGCGGCTGTCGGCTCGTCCATCTTGTTCAGGCGGATATTGACAGTGTTTGCTATCTTGCGCCAGTCCTCGGCCAGCTTCGTCCCCTTGTCCACCTGGTCGGGGTAGTTCTTGACTTTCTGGACTCCTGAGACGATGGTTGTCAGTAGCGAAATCCCAACACCGATATACTTGACCATAGCCGCTTGGGTGCTCATAGTGCCCAGCGAGAAGCTGGAAGTGACACTCGCCGCCAACAGTATCAGCATGGTGAGGCGCTTCTCCTTATCCCGGTAGATCCGGACGGAATCCGAGAACTTGAAGCTGTTGAGGCTGCAGTACTTGCGACGCAGTATCCATATCAGTGTCTCGACGCGGTCCCGCTGAGCGGCGGCCTCGTCCGCGTCCATCACAACGGAAACGCTCACGACATCGTTTGCAGTGTCTTGCTTGGGGAGTACATTTGGACGGCTCATTTATTAACTATTGACAATATTATTTGTCCATACAAATCCGGTTATGGTAAAGGGATGTTCCAATATTACGCCAAGGTGGGCACCGTAGTGTACCAGGTGGGTCAGCCCCGCCCCTCAAAGCAGCGAGCTAAGCAGTCCGCGGCTACTGTAGCTCTCTCGGTGATTGGATAGGAATCCATACAAAGTCTGTCCGTTCACCGAAAGTGGAGCCCATTTAGAGCCATACTTCAAGATAGAACAAGATGAAATTTGAACAAGATAAATACAA